CCCGTCATGGCTCCGCTGATGCGACTGCCAAGCGCGATGCAAGCAAGCAATGCGTCCGCACGGTCCGGTGACTTCATACTTTTCGCTGCCATCTTTTCCTTTGATTCGACGCGCAGCTTGCCTGTTTCGTTCCACTCGCTTTTCCGTGTAGTGATCTGTGAGAATGTCATCGGATCCAGTTCGCCGACGTGGATTCGTCCGCGCTCCAGCTCGCGACTAGCAACGTGCCACACCTGCGCGATAAGGTTTGCGTATTCGTCTTTTTCGCTCGCAGGCTTGCCACCGTGGAAGCGGTTGATGTGCCAGCCAAGCTCGGCGAACTGGTCACAGAAGCCGGTGCCAAGTCCGTCTGCATCTCCCCATACTTGCCCAGCGCTTAGTCCTTCGGCTTCAAACATTCGTATAAACTCCCGTGCCGCCTGCACTGTGTCCCGCTCCTGCCATGCTTTGACGATGCGAGCGTGATTGCCGCGTCGAATTGCCAGAACGTTTTCGTCACGCCCTGCTGCGAAGTCGCAGAATGCCACTACCTCACCGAACGGCGCAGGCTTAGGCTGAATGTCCAGTGCGTTGCGTAGCAAGTCCGGTGCGAGAACCAAGCGGTCGAAGTCCTCGGTAAACTCGGCGAGATGCTTGGAACGGTAGAGCGGATGCGATTCGCCATATTTCAGGCGATCCAACTCCCGCTTCTCCGCGCTGATGTGTGCGCAGTCTGTCGATGGAACTCGGATCGTCTTGTAGAGGCTCGCGTTCTTGTGGAATGAATCGTAGAACTGACCGCGCGGCGCTCCCGGGGATGATACCCAAAGCTCGAACTTCCGCGTGCATCGGTCGAACGCCTCGAAGATGCAGTCCGGCACCGTCTTAGCCTCGTCGATGATGAGGAACACGGGATCGACATCGCCGCCAATTTTCGGGTGATGTCCTTCCGCTCGCCCTGAGTTGTCGGTCGAGAATCCGAACGCATAGCCACCCTCGGGTGTGCGCAGTTCCTCGGACATGAAGCGCCAATGCGGGAAGCGATGCTGATAGACTTTCACCGCGCCCCAGAGCTGCTTCTCGATCTGCATCCATGATCCACTCGTGAAGATGCACTGTCCGCGCGGGAACTCATGCAGGAACCAGAGCACAAGCGGAGCCACAAGGCGCGCCGTTTTGCCGCTGCCGTTCGCCGCGACTACACTCGTCGGCTGTTCCATCGCGACCGACTCCATGGCTTCGCACTGCCAAAGGTATGGCACAATGCCTAGAACTCGAACGCAAAACTCAGTCGGAGTCATTTTTATTCCAGTGGTATGCGTCAATCCAGTTGCGAAAACCAAGCAATCTAGATTGTTCGTCTGCCCATGCGTCTAATTTGTCGCGATCTGACTCTTTTAGCATTGTCGGATCATCGCACATCATCAGTTGAGTTATCAAATTGAGAATTTCTATTGTCATGATTTTTTTGCCTTTCCTTTGGCTAGTTCAACGAGTGCGGCAAGATTGCCTTCTTGCTCAGGTGAGAGTGAAACAGTCGCTTGAGTAATCGGTGCGCCGTCTGGTCCGCTGATTTCTTGGCGAACCATGTCGCCGTAACGTTTCGGGTCCCACTTCGCGAGCAGCTTGAGACGTGTCTCGACTTGTAGCTTGCGATGCCCCAACATGTCGGCACGTTTGATCCTCGGACCGTCTGGCGTGTCGGTATGCTCGATGCCCTCCAATGGCGTGTCGGCTATCCTCAGCGCCTCCATTGCTATCGCGTCGAATCCCAGTTCTCTCGCGCGTGCGATGTCGCGTGAAAAGGTTTCGTCATTTCCCATCCAATCCCGCACTGTCGAGTCAGCAATGCCAATTTCACGACAAATGACCGTCAATGGCGTTCCTTTTGAGATTCCGTCGAGGATCTTGTTTTTGCGCTCATCGTTCGCCAAAGTTGGACGCCCTCGAACCTTCTTCCCTTGATTTTCCAATGGGTCATTTTTTTTTGCTTGACGTGTTTTCATGGGTCGTTATAATCTTGGTTATGTTGCCTCTTTGATCTATGGAACAACGTCGATCGTATCCATAGCAAGAACGCTGTTGAGAGCCAGCACTGGATCAACGCCGTAAGAGATTAGATCATCTACCGCGTCGTTAACTGAGTCGTATTTACCCAGCGCAAGATCGTCGATGATCTGATTGATCATTTTTAAGTTTTCAGCCATCCGATTTTTATGAATATGTTTTCGATTTCGTTGTAAAGCGGGATAAAGTCATCATCGTCCCATTGTACAGGATAGCTCTTTCCGTCCTCAGGCTTTCCTTGTCTGCTTCTTAGAACTGCAATCATTTCAGGGTTTTTTGACTTTGTGGCGATATATTGCGCGTATGCTCTCGCAAATATCTCATGATTTGACTTCAAGTATGACTTTGATCGCTTGATCAACCATGAAGAGTCAATTTCTTTGATCTTGTTGCTGTTTTTCGCTAGCTTGATGAATTTCTTGAATAGCGGAGAATATGACGCGTATGATCTTTTACTCCTCAGCGGAGCAACTGCCTCAGGTATTTCCCTGAATCCCCTATTGTCCATCCAGTGTCCCATTTCGTGAGTCAATGTAAGCGGGATTGATGCCTCCTTGTAAGTTGTAATGTAATCATTCCATGGAGCGTATTCTCCATTTGTAGATCCTCCTTTTTCTATGTGTGTGATTTTTGTAATTGGCAGCGGACCGTCTCCATGAATTGAGTCGATTGTCTTTGTCACGTTCTCCCATTTACGAATCACTGTTTCCCTGTCCCCGATGATCGTTTTGAATTCGACTTTACTTGATACCTTAGATCCTGCTGGAGTGGTTTTTGCTGCCTTTGTTTCTGCCTTTGTTTCAGTCTTTGGAGTTGCCCTTTTTCTCGCCGCCTTGCGTGATGTAGTTGGCAAAGGCTCTGATACTGGAATTGGTGCTGCAATCGGTTTGTAGTTGCCGCTTAGCGCCTGTCTCAGCGCGTCGAGTGTGGGTTTGCCGTCTCTTCCGATTGCCTGCGGTCCGAGCCTGTCGGTGATCGTCTGCCGTGCCTCGTTTGCTAGTTCGGGCGTGAGATCATCAATGTTCGCATCGACTCCAGCGTTGAATTGCTTTCCGAGGTCAACGCCGAATTGAGCGACGTTCGGAGCTTTGACTCGTTCGCCTTTTCGGACCAGACCGCGGCGCTCGGCTTCGGCACGTTTGACCGGCTCCTGAATCATGTAGCTATTGAAGCCGAACGGACCCCATGGCACGTCGAAGCCTCCGATGTCCGCTGCGTTTTGGAACTGCCAATAGGCGTAGTCATCCCATCGTCGAACGTCACCCTCAGCTTCGACATGGCGCTGCCGCTTGATGCGCGCACCCGGGCGTCGAACGAAGCGTGCCGCGGGGTTGAGATTGAGCCAGTCCTCATTGCGCATTCTGCCCTGCCACTGAGCGAAGGTTGAAGCCTGTTCGAGGTTGGTGTTGTAAATGAGTTGTAAGCGAGCGTTTGAAATCACGTTCGTGATCTTCTGGTCCTTGTAGTCTGCAGGCGTTGCCAGTCCTTCTTGGATCAAAAACTCTGCCGACTTCTCTCGGAACTTGGCGAGTCCCGTCTCTTTATAGGCTGTCACGATCTCGCCCGTGTTAACGTCCACGATCTCCTCTGTGGCGTCCGCTTGCCAGTCCAGCAACATGTTCCGCATCTTGTTGAGAACGCGCGCTGAGGTCACTGTGGCGCTGAAAAACGAACGATTGCGGATTGCCGGTGCCATCGCTGACCACTCACGCCAACGAAACCACGAAGGCGTCACTTTGCGCCGTGATAGGTTTTCGATTGCTTGGAGAAATAAGTTCATCTCGTTGATTCTGCGCTGGTCAGTTCGGCGATTGCTCGCTTTCCTGCTGTGGTGAGGTGGTATGTCGAAGGTCTGCCAGCTCGCTTTGCGATGTAGCCTTTTTGCGTCAGGCTCCAGAGCTTGTTGTTGACAAAAACCAAGCTTGCTTTGGCTTGCGTGGCGATTTCGCGCATAGTTTTCCCATCGGTAATGACGAAGATTTGAGCTTCGCTGATTCCGATTCCGAGCATGTAGAGTTTGCCAACAATGGCATGAACCGTGGTAGTGGTCACGCAAGCAACATACAGAAATTCGAGCGGTTGGCAAGCGTGAAATGTTGCGAGTTCGCCCCCTATCCCGCCGCCTGAACATTGACGGGTATAGGAGGCATTAGTTCCCGTCAGTCACTCGACTGGGAGAGTGTTAGCGCGGTTTTTGCCGTATCGTATGCCTTGATCATGGCACGAGCCTGTTCGATCTTGCGGCAGTTGTGCATAACTGTGGTGTGATCCGTGCCGAAAACGGTTCCGATGCGTGACAAGACCCAGCCTCGGTCGCGCATGACAGCCTGCACTACTGCACGAGCGTCTGCAACTTCTTGCACTCGGCTCTTGCTGGTGATTTCGTCTTGGTCAACGTCCATTTCTGCCGCTACGATTTCGATGATGTCTGAGATTTTCATGGCTTTTGTTTGTGTCGTCGTGCCATGCCGTCCCACGATACTTCATAGGCTCTTTCCCATGCGGGGTTCCGATTGGCTAGCAATACCCACCAGAAGCTCCTACGCTTTCGGAAAAGATGAGATGCTCGCGCTTGCTTTTGTTTGTTAGTCATTCGATCCATTTTCCGATTGATCGCAGGTAAGCAGTTGCCCATTGCTTAGCTGTTGCCCACGATGGCTCATTTGTTGTGTTTGTTGGGTCATCTAGCACTTCTAAGTATAGGAAGCTTCTTAACAGTGCTTTTCGAGGGTGCAACAGCATGGCTTCAT